CGGAATGGACCGTCCCAAAACCGAACTCGCCTACAGAGTACCCGCTTCCAAACTTACCAGACGAAAACTTGATGCCAATACCCAAACCGAAGAATTACAAGGATTGGATACGACGATCGACTGGAAGAATACCGGTGACAACTCATATGACGGTGAAAAACTCAAGATCCTTGCACACGACGAATCAGGCAAGTGGGAGCGTCCCGACAACATCCTCAACAACTGGCGTGTCACGAAAACAACATTAAGATTAGGTAGTAGAATAATAGGTAGATGTATGATGGGTTCAACATCTAATGCATTAGATAAAGGAGGCTCTAATTTTAAAAAACTATATGATGCATCAGACGTCACACAAAGAAACAGAAATGGTCAGACTAATTCAGGACTCTATAGTTTGTTCATTCCTATGGAATGGAATTACGAAGGATACATCGACACTTATGGATTTCCTGTATTCGACACTCCAAAAAAACCCGTCAAGAGCATTGATGGATCCAAAATTCAGATCGGAGTTATCTCGCATTGGGAAAATGAAGTTGAAGGTTTAAAAAATGATCAAGATGGTTTAAATGAGTTTTATCGTCAATTTCCACGCACCGAAAAACATGCTTTTAGAGATGAAGCAAAACAATCTTTATTTAATCTTACTAAGATTTATGAACAAATAGATTATAATGAAGATTTAAGAAATACAAACATTGTAACTCAAGGTAGTTTTCATTGGGAAAACGGCATCAAAGATACAAGAGTAATATTTGTACCTAATAACAATGGAAGATTTTATATATCTTGGATTCCACCTGCTGAATTACAAAATAAACATTTAATTAAAAATGGTATCAGATATCCAGGTAATGATCATACCGGTGCTTTTGGTTGTGACTCTTACGATATTTCTGGAACAGTAGATGGTAGAGGTTCAAAAGGTGCATTACACGGATTAACTAAATTTTCAATGGAGGACGTTCCTCCTAATACATTTTTTTTAGAATATGTAGCTAGACCACAAACAGCTGAAATTTTCTTTGAAGATGTTTTAATGGCTTTAGTTTTTTATGGTATGCCAATGTTAGCAGAAAATAACAAACCTAGATTGTTATATTACTTAAAAAGACGAGGATACAGGGGATATTCTATAAATAGGCCAGACAAGTCTTACAATAAACTATCTGTAACAGAAAGAGAAATAGGTGGTATACCTAATACAAGTGAAGATATTAAACAGGCGCATGCAGCCGCTATAGAAGATTACATTGAAAATTTTATTGGAATTAACAATGATGGCCACGGAGATATGTATTTTCAAAGAACTTTAGAAGATTGGGCTAGATTTAATATAAATAATAGAACCCAGCATGATGCTTCAATAAGTTCTGGTTTAGCTATAATGGCTTGCAATAAAAATAGGTATGCACCACATGCAAAAAGAACTATATCAAAACTTCCTTTAGGTTTTATTAAATATGATAATGAAGGGGTAAATTCAAAAATAATGAAAATCAATGGTTAACATTAACTATAACAGCAGTTTTCCAGATCAGGTAGTACCTGAAGAAGAGAAAAATTCTTTCGAATATGGTTTAGCAGTGGCTCAAGCTATTGAACACGAGTGGTTTAGAAATAGTAGTGGACAAAATAGGTTTATGGATAATTTTCAAAACTTTAATAGACTAAGATTGTATGCTAGAGGTGAACAACCAGTACAAAAATATAAAGATGAATTAGCTATAAATGGTGATTTGTCTTATCTTAATTTAGACTGGACACCAGTGCCTGTACTATCAAAATTTGTAGATATAGTTGTTAATGGTATGACTGAAAGAGGTTATGAAATAAAATCATTTGCAATTGATCCTTTTGGTATTAAAACTAGAACCGATTATGCTGAAGCAGCATTAAGAGATATAACACAAAAATCAAGCATACAAAATTTAACTCAGCAGACTGGTAGAGATTATTATGCTTCATCAAATCCACAAGAGTTACCTGAAAATCCAGAAGAATTAGATTTATTTATGCAATTGTCATACAAGCAAAGTATTGAGATTGCGGAAGAAGAAGTAATAGAAAAAGTATTAAAATACAATAAGTTTGATCAAATAAAAAAACAAATAGCTTATGATTTAGTTGTTTTAGGCATTGGTGCTTGTAAAACTAATTTTAATTTGTCTGAAGGTATAACTACAGAATATGTAAATCCAGCTAATACTGTTTGGTCATATACTGATGATCCAAATTTTGAAGATTTATATTATGTAGGTGAAGTAAAAAACTTATCTTTACCCGAAGTAAAAAGGCAATTTCCTAATTTAACTAATTCTGAGTTAGAACAAATACAAAAATATCCTGGTAGAAATTCTTATCAAAATGGTTATTTTGGACAAAACCAACAAGATCAAGTTCAAGTATTGTTTTTTGAGTATAAAACATATCATGATCAAGTTTTTAAAATAAAACAAACGGACCAAGGTTTAGAAAAAACATTAGAAAAACAAGATACATTTAATCCACCACCTAATGATAATTTTGAAAGAGTATCTAGATCTATTGAGGTTTTATATACTGGGGCTAAAGTTTTAGGTTTAGGTGATACAATGCTAGAATGGAAGTTAGCGGAAAATATGACAAGACCTACGGCTGATACTACAAAGGTTAATATGAATTATATATTCTCAGCACCAAGAATGTATCAAGGTCGTATTGAATCTATAGTTAGTAAAACAGTAAGTTTTGCTGATATGATACAATTAACACATTTAAAATTACAACAAGTACTAACTCGTATAGTTCCAGATGGTGTTTATGTAGATGCAGATGGTTTAGCTGAAGTTGATCTAGGTAATGGAACAAACTATAATCCTTCTGAGGCTTTAAACATGTATTTTCAAACTGGTAGTGTTGTAGGTAGATCTTTAACTCAAGATGGTGATCCCAATAGAGGTAAAATACCTATACAAGAATTACAAAGTTCTTCTGGTATATCTAAAATACAATCAATGATACAAACGTATCAGTATTACTTACAGATGATTAGAGATGTAACTGGTTTAAATGAAGCTAGAGATGGTAGCACACCAGATAAAGATGCATTGCTTGGCTTACAAAAATTAGCAGCAGCAAATTCAAATACAGCAACTAGACATATATTACAGTCTTTAATGTATATGACAGTAAGAACTTGTGAAAATATAAGTCTTAGAGTTAGTGATATGTTAGAATTCCCTTTAACTAAAGCTTCATTAGTAAACAGCATTAATAACTTTAATACATCAGCGTTAGAAGAAATAGATGATTTACAATTACACGATTTTGGTATATTTTTAGAATTAGAACCAGATGAAGAAGAACAAGCACAATTAGAAAAAAGTATTCAAGTAGCTTTACAGGCAGGTAATATTGGATTAGAAGATGCAATAGATCTTAGAGAAATATCAAATATTAAACTTGCTAATCAAATGCTTAAAATAACGCAAAAGAAAAAACGAGAAGCGGATAGAGCAGCTCAATTACAAAATATTAAAGCACAAGGAGAGGCTAATCAAAAAGCATCTGAAGCAGCTGCGTTAGCTAATGTTCAACAAGAGCAAGCTGTAGCTCAAACTAAAATACAAATTGAACAAGCTAAATCTCAAATGGAAATATCTAGGATGGAACAAGAGGCTGCAATTAAAAAAGAATTAATGGCTGAAGAATTTCAATATCAATTACAATTAGCTCAAATGGAAACTGATCGTACTACAACAAGAGAATCTGAAATTGAAGACCGTAAAGATAAAAGAACAAAAATACAAGCAACACAACAAAGTGAAATGATAAATCAAAGACAAAATGATTTATTACCTACTAATTTTGAATCAGAAAATGATTCAATGGGTGGTGGATTTGGTTTAGAATAATTTAATTCACAATAGTTTATTATTAATTTTATATTATCATATTATGTCAAAAAAAGAAAACGAAACAAAAGAAACAAAAATAGCTGAAGTAGCACCTGCTAAACAAGAAGGTGATTTTAAAATAAAGTCAGCAAAAAAAATGAAAGATCTTAGTGAACCTCAAGGTCAAGAATTACATAAAGTAGTTTTAAATAAAAAAGACGAAGAAAAATATGCCATTCAAACACAAGAGACAAATGATAGCAATGTTATTGTCAAAGAGCAAGAAAACAGTGGCGACAGCGAAACAGTGGTTGAAGAAGTACGGGCCACCGAAGAAAAAGTAGAAGATACTGATTCGCCTATACAAGAAATAACTGATGAAACAAATAACACTAACAAGGACGGAGTGGCAGGAAGCGATGAAGCTACCACTGCCGTATCAGAACAAAAAGAAATACCAAAGGAAGTTGAAACACAAAAGCTCCCTGAAAATATAGAAAAACTAGTTCATTTTATGGAAGAAACTGGCGGTGATGTACAAGATTATGCCCGTTTAAATCGTGACTATAGTAATATAAGTACCGATGCTCTATTACATGAATATTACAAAGCAGCTAAACCTCATTTAGATAATGAAGAAAGATCTTTTATAATAGAAGATTCTTTTTTAATTGACGAGGAATTAGATGAAGCAAGAGATATTCGAAAGAAAAAACTTGCGTACAAAGAAGAAGTTGCAAAAGCTAAAAACTATTTAGAAAGCTTAAAGAGTAAATATTACGACGAAATCAAGTTGAGACCCGGCGTAACTCAAGAGCAGCAAAAAGCTATGGATTTTGTTAACCGACACAATGAAGATGCTAAAGCACATGCAGAGAGAAGAGAAGAATTTAAAAATGTATCTAAAAAACTTTTAAACAAAGATTTCAAAGGTTTTGATTTTAATGTAGGAGATAAAAAATTTAGATACAGTATTAAAGACCCATCTACTGTAGCCGATAAACAAAGTGATATTTCGAATTTTATAGGAAAGTTTCTTAATAAAGAAGGAGAAATAATTAAACACAAAGAATATCATAAAGCTCTGTATACAGCACAAAATGCCGACGCTATGGCCCAACATTTTTATGAACAAGGTAAAACTGATGCTATTAAAGATCAGCTAGCTAAGTCTAAAAATATAAGTACTGAACCTAGAAAAACTAGTACAGGTGAAGTATTTGTTAATGGATTAAAAGTAACAGCAATGAGTGGTCTTGACTCTTCAAAACTTAAAATAAAAAGAAAAACATTTAACTAAAAAACAATAAATTATGTCGATTTTTCCACAATTTGGTGCGATAGTTCCTGCTCCTAACCAGCAACTATTAGCCAACAACTACCTTCAATTTAATCAAGGTGGTGCTAATGCAAATGATTTTGCACAGCAATATTTACCAGAAGTATACGAACAAGAAGTAGAGCGTTATGGAAACAGAACGTTATCAGGCTTTTTACGTATGGTAGGGGCAGAAATGCCTATGACTTCAGATCAAGTTATTTGGTCAGAGCAAAACAGATTACACATAGCATACGATGGTTGTGTAAATGACCAGGCAAATGGAATTACAATTCCAGTACCTACTGCACCAGGTGTAACACGAAATGTTATAAGTCCAGGCCAAACTATAGTAATTATGGATGGAGCTGGTAATGAAGCTAAGGCTGTTGTTACTGCCTCTAACACTGGAACTGGTGTTCTAGCTGTTGCTCCATATTTAACAACTACTTTAGCTGCTTTAGGTGCTACAGTTAAAATATTTGTATATGGTTCTGAATTTGTTAAAGGCGCAGGTACTTCAAATGCAGGTGCTGGAGCTTTAGCTCAGAATAATGCTTTACAACCTCAAATTACTATTACTCCAACTTTCACACAGTTTTCTAACTCACCAGTTATTATTAGAAATGTTTACACAATAAACGGATCTGATATGGCACAAATCGGTTGGGTTGAAGTTGCTACTGAAGACGGAACTACTGGTTACTTATGGTATTTAAAAGCTGAGTCTGAAACAAGATTACGTTTTGAAGATTACTTAGAAATGGTATGCGTTGAAGGTGAATTAGCAACTGCTGCTCTTGGTGCTGGTTCTGCTGTAAATGCAGGATTTAAAGGTACTCAAGGTTTATTTGCTGCTATTCAAGCTAGAGGTAACGTTGAAGTAGGATTTGATGCAGGTTCTGGTCTTGATGACTTTGATGAAATTCTTAAAAACCTTGATACACAAGGAGCTATTGAAGAAAATATGTTATTCCTACAAAGAGGAGTTTCATTAGACTTTGATAATATGCTTGGATCTGTATCTCAAGGAGTTCAAGGAGGTACTGCTTATGGATTATTTGAAAACTCTGAAGAGATGGCATTGAATCTAGGATTCAGTGGTTTCCGTAGAGGTTCTTATGATTTCTATAAAACTGATTGGAAATACTTAAATGATGCGTCAACACGTGGTGCTCAGACTGGTACTTCTTCTATAGAAGGTGTTTTAATTCCTGCTGGAACTTCAACAGTTTACGATCAAATACTAGGTACAAATATCAGACGACCATTTTTACACGTTCGTTATAGAGCTTCTCAAACAGAAGACAGACGTATGAAGTCTTGGTTGACTGGTTCTGCTGGTGGTGCATTCACTTCAAATCTTGATGCTATGGAGGTTAACTTCCTATCTGAAAGATGTTTAGTGGTACAAGCTGCTAATAACTTCGTTTTATTCCAAGGAGTTTAATATTAATGTAAAGTTACTGGGGCATGTAATGTGCCCCTACTTTACTATTTTAATTATTTAATTATATTATATCATGAAAACACAAAGTAAAACTCAACCTAGTTGGGAAATTAAAGATAGAACGTATTTTTTAGCAGGGGTAAATACACCTTTGACTTATAGAATACCTTCAAAACATACTCAAAGACAACCATTATTATGGTACGATGAGGCTAAAAATGAGCAAAGAGAAATAAGATATGCTACAAATCAAAATTCACCGTTTAAAGATGAACAAAAAGGCGAAGCAACTCTAGGTCATATAATATTTAAAGATGGTTCTATGACAGTTTTAAAGAAAAACCAAGCACTGCAAAAAGTGTTGTCATTATATCATCCACTAAATAATATAAAATATAGAGAATTAGATGTTGTTGAAGAAGCGAAAGATGAATTAGTTGATTTAGAATTAGAAATAGATGCTTTAAACATTGCTAGAAATATTGATGTTGATCAAGCAGAAGCAATACTAAGAACAGAAATGGGTTCTAAAGTATCAGAGATGAGTTCTAAGGAGATAAAAAGAGATTTACTTATATTTGCTAAACATGATGCTAAATTGTTTTTAAACTTAGCTAAAGATGAAAATGTTCAACTTAGAAATTTTGCTATAAAAGCAACTGAAGCTGGTATTATAGTTTTATCTAATGATCAAAGAACATTTAAATGGAAATCAAATAATAAAAAATTGATGACAGTTCCTTTTGATGAACATCCATATTCAGCTATGGCCGCTTTCTTTAAAACAGATGAAGGTTTAGAAATATTTAAATCTATAGAGAAAAAGTTCTCTTAATATGTAATACTAATAAGGGAGGTGTAATGCCTCCTTTATTATAACAAAAACAACAAATGGCTATAAACGTAAATACTGTGTATCAAACAGTTTTACTGATATTGAATAAAGAACAAAGAGGTTATTTAACACCTACTGAATTCAACAATATTGGTAATCAAGTACAACTTGAAATATTTAATACATATTTTGAAGATCTTAACCAGCAACTACGAGTACCACAAACTGATACTGATTATGCTGATAGAGTAGAAAATCTTGATGAAAAAATAGCTATATTTAAAACTTTAGGTAATGCAATTCCCGCATCAACCTCTGATGGTTTAATACCTTACTGGGTATTACCAAGCGTAGATATATATGGCAACGATGTATCTCCTGGCTCAGACACACCTTTCTTTAGATTAGGTAGTGTACTTTATAATAACGAAACACAACTACAAAGAGTTGATCGTTCAGATTACTATCATATAGATAGATCCTTACTAACTAGACCCACAAAAACTTATCCTGTATACTTATATGAGAATGAAAAATTATTTGTTAAACCAACAACTATAGACACTGTTGGTGAAATACAAGTTGATTTTGTTAGAAAACCTATAACTCCAGTTTGGGGTTTTACTGTTGGTTCTCTAGGACAATATTTATATAATTCACAAGCTTTAACCACTAATAATACTACCGGCTCTGTTAATTTTGAACTTCATGAGTCAGAACAAACAAAACTAATAATAGATATATTAATGTATGCTGGTATAGTAATAAGAGATCCTTCAATAGTACAAGCAGCTGCACGAGAATCTGCTATGCAAGAACAAAACGAAAAAATGTAAATTATGGCATATCCAACAACACCAAATGGAGGATTAACAACAGAAACTAATGCTCAATATTATGCGGGTACACAGATAATTCAAGCAGTTGATACAAGTTTAAACGTAGGACAAGTTATATTTAAAACTACATTTAATACTGATCTTACTTTTGGTTCTAATGATCCAACAAATCCATTATATAATAATAATAATTTTAGATTATATACCAGTGCAACAGGTGCAACAGGTACTTTTGCAGAATTTACAGGAGCGTATACTGTTAATAACAGTAATATAACTTTTGGTGCTGGTGTTGCTGCTGGAACTTATGTTGTTGTACAACTTTTAAGTAGAAGTGGTGGTAATTTTGGAAATAAAGATGCTTATGGTACTACTGTTGAAGAAAACTATAATAGTTATTCTTCTATAAAAATATCTGAATTAGTTAATAATTTCTTGGTAGCATATGTTGGTACTGGTAAATTAATATCAAGTGTTAAAAAAACAGATATTATATTTCATGCAAAAAGAGCATTACAAGAATTTAGCTATGATACATTACAAAGTATACACTCACAAGAACTTACTGTCCCATTTAATCTTAGTTTAGTTTTACCTCAAGACTATGTTAACTATGTTAACGTTTCTTGGATTGATGATGTGGGTGTTAAACATATAATATATCCTACTACTCTTACATCTAATCCTTACACAAAACCTATACAAGATGCTCAAGGTGTTCCAATTCAAAGTAGCGATGGTATAAATATAACTGGTACTTCTTTAACTGAAGAAAGATGGGCCTCACAAAACACAGAAACAATACAAGCTATAAGAGATGATATTACCGGTAGATTAATAGCGGATGGTTTATGGGGTGTTTATGGAAATGGACTAATGGGTTATGGTCAAAGATATGGATTACAACCTGAAATAGCTCAAATGAATGGATGGTTTACTATAAATGAAAGAGAAGGTAGTATGTCTTTTTCTAGTGACTTAAAAGATAAGATAATAATATTAGAATATATATCTGATGGTTTATCTTATGATGGAGATATGACAGTGCCTAAGTTAGCAGAAGAAGCTGTTTATGCATATATAATCCATGCTGTATTAGCTAGTAGAATAAATCAACCTGAATATATTATTCAAAGATTAAAAAAAGAAAAAGTTGCAAAATTAAGAAATGCAAAAATAAGATTATCTAATATTAAATCTAACGAATTTGTTCAAATCATGAGAGGTAAATCTAAATGGCTTAAAAACTAAATTAAATGGCAGAAGTTAAAAATGCTTTTATAAAATCCAAAATGAATAGAGACCTGGATGCCAGGTTATTACCAAATGGTGAGTATCGTGAAGGGATTAATATACAAGTAAGTAGATCAGAGGGTGCCGACGTCGGAGCGTTAGAAAATGTATTAGGTAATGAACAGCTTGTAGACTTTAGACTAACTAGTGGCTGCAATTGTTTATTAAATACTATAGGAACTTTTACTGATGGAGTCTCTAATGATATATATGTTTTTTTAACTGATTATACAGATATTACTTTTAAAACATCAACAACTTATAATAAAAATTCTTATAATTATATCTATGTATATAATACATTAAATCAAGAATCAAAAATATTAGTTAGTGGTTCTTTTTTAAATTTTTCCACTACAAATCCTATATTAAGTGTAAATTTTCTAGAAGGTATTTTATTTTTTACTGACAATAGAAATCAACCTAGAAAAATAAATATAAATAGAGCAATAGCTAATGCGACTAGTCAAAACTCTAATGGCTACTATATAAATGAAGATCAAATATCTGTAGCTACATATAATCCATATGAAACAATAGAACTTTATTTTAAGCAATGGGGATCGGTTAAGGTTGGATCAACAGCCGTTAATAATGCTACTTCATTTCTTATAAACAAAGACACTCTTATTGGTCTACCAACAATAGGTGCTACAGTTGCAACGGCCACAGGCCAAGGAATATCAACTCCTTTCCCTACAATAACAGCATTTGATCCAATATCTGGTAATTTAACAATAAGTGGTTCAGGACGAACTATAGCAGCTGATACTGAAATAAAATTTTTTGTTGCCAGTGATTTTGAAACAAACAACGCTACTAATTTTTCAAGCATGTTTGATGCAACTAGCAGGTTTGCTCCAGATGGTGTAACTGATAATCCTACTTTTCAAACACAAGGTCCTTTAACAGCTACATCTAAAAGTAACTATCCTGGTGATCCTGATTTTTTAGAAGATAAATTTGTAAGATTTAGTTATAGATTTAAATTTGATGATGGTGAAAATTCTATAATGGCTCCTTTTACACAACCTGCTTTTATTCCTAAACAAGATGGTTATTTTTTAAGACCTACAACACCTACTGGTAATACAAAAGATGAAAACTCTACGTATAGAAGTACTGTTGTTTCTTTTATGGAAAATCAAGTTAATAATATTTTACTTCAAATTCCATTGCCTTGTGCAGCAAAAGACTTATACGATGAATATAAGATAATAGAAATAGATATAATATATAAAGAATCAGATGCTATAGCTGTTAAAGTTGTAGATACTATTCAAGTTGAAAGTTTTTCTAGTGATAGATTTGTAGATAAATCTATAATATATAATTATCAAGGAGAAAAACCATACAAGACATTACCAACAAAAGAACTAGTAAGAGTCTACGATAAAGTGCCAGTTAGAGCACTTGGTCAAGAAATAATAAGCAATAGAATAGTTTATAGTAATTTTCAAACTCAACATACTCCACCTGAAGCATTAAATTATAATGTAGGTGTAACTAGAAAAGAATCTTTTAGTATTAATGCTCTTACAGAAAATAATGATCCACAGCCTACTTTGTTTTATACTAGTGAGGTAGAATATCCTCAACATACTCTTAAACAAAATAGAAACTATCAAGTTGGTATTCTTTTATCTGATAGATTTGGTAGAACTTCAACTGTATTATTATCATCAGCAGTATCTCAAGGTACTGTAGGTGGTATTCCTTATGGTGGTTCAACAGTATATGTTCCATATGCTCCTTTCCCAGGACTAGGTGCTAATAATATATATAATTGGACAGGTGATTCATTAAAAGTTTTATTTAATCAAGCTATTGGAACTACTGGTTTATATGCTGGTGTTCCAGATTTATTAACTGGATGGCCTGGTTTATATGTTGGTGATATTACAAGTTCTGAATATAATCCATTAGGATGGTATTCTTATAAAATTGTAGTAAAACAACAAGAACAAGAATACTATAACGTATATTTACCTGGAATTGTTAATGGTTATCCTGGAGATGTAGTAGGGCCTTTTCCAGATCCAGATAACACTGTTGCATTTATAACATTAACAAATGATAATATAAACAAAGTACCTAGAGATCTTACAGAGGTTGGCCCTTTACAAACTCAATTTAGAAGTTCTGAAGATATGTTTGGTAGAGTTACACCTCAACAAACAGGTTTAGATGTTAATCCTGTATTTAATAATCCTTATTATCCTACAATAGATCCTGGTGTTGTTAACACTATAGGTCCAGAAAATACATTATTAGATTCTTCTGCTGTATTCTCTGAAGTATATCAAACAGGAACTAATCCTTTAGTTGGTAGAGTTTCTCAAACAATAGAAACATTAAGTACAGCTATTGGAACAGGTGCTATAGGCGCTGGCCCAGTAGACGCTGGTGATGATTACAATATTTTATTAGGTATATATGAAACCGCTCCTACAGTATCAAAACTAGAGTTATTTTGGGAAACATCTTCATCTGGTCTTATTTCTGATTTAAATTTAGCTATAGAACAAGGTGGAGCTCCCGGTGTTAAAGGTGTTACTAGTGACGGTACAGCATTAACATGGGCATATTCTCAAAGTGAATCAAACTCTTCAGGCTCTATAGTTGCTACATTTTCTCCATATACTAGAGCAAATCCTTTTTCAGAAACAATAACTGAGGTTGCAGAATCTACTATTAGTAATTTTTGGGTAACAGATGGTAATGATAGTACTAGAACTTCTGATTTTGTATTACAACCTATAGCAGGAAGTGAACCATCTAGATATAATTTAAAAACAACAAGAGACTTTTATTTTGGTAATGACGCTAATATATTAGAAACTTTTACTTTTTTCTTTTCAGTATATGATATTATTAATGATGTAACAAGTACTGCATCTGCGTCTGGAGCCTTAACTAATGCGTCCCCGTCAATAACTAATTGCTTGGCAAATGTAGATCTTACTCCGGGAGCTACAACTATTTATACATACGCAGCTACAAATGGTAGTGCTGATGTAACTCCAATTAACGTTCCTGGTCTTCCTCCGCGTAATACATTAGATTTAACTTTTTCTAAAGTAAGTCAATCACCCGCTCTTCCAGTTGTAAGTATTGATCCAAACACTGGTATATTAACAGAGTCTACTGGTTCTTTAAATGGAGCACTAAGTGTTACAATAAAAGTTCAAGATGCTTCTGGTGCAGATGGATCATTATCAGCAACATGTGCGACTAATTTTAATGGTAGTCAAGGAACACAAACAGTACCTACTAACACTAATTGGTATAAAGGTAATTTTTTAAATATAAACAAAGGCCCAGCATCTTCTGGTTTTTATTGGAGTTCAGATTTAACAAATGAAGTTGCTTCTACTCCGCTACCTGGTTTAACAACTAGCTTTAGAGCACCTGTTAATAATCAACCTACACCTACTAATACTATAGGTTCAACTGGTGTTAATGATGCTACAGTTAATGCTCAAGGAGCTTGTGGTGGTGGTACAGGTATTACCGATAGTTGGGTGTGGACAAACACTAATAGAAATGCTTTAGCTTTTGATGCATTAAACACTGTTCCATCAGGTTTAACATCAGGAACAGGATATATAATGATAGACTTTGATAATAAAGTTACCGCTAATGGTGCGCCACAAATTGACAAACCTTCTTTAATATGGCCTACTTATTTACAATATAGAGATCCAAGTGCGGCAGGATATCCTAATAACTGGGTAGATGCTGTAGATGTTGAAGGTGCAACTATAAAATTTGGTGGTACCCAAACAAATAATTATAGCATATCTCTTGATTCTGCTAGACCAGATTTCACACAAACAGGTGTTACTGATCAAGCTAGTACTTCTACATCACCTACAGACTCTTTATATGTTAATGCAGATGGTGCTCAAGCTCAAACAACAGGTAGAGCAAATGCTAGCAATTTATCTTTATTTTCTAAAGCCTCAAGGATATTTGCTTTTGGTAAGGATCAAGGTTATGCCGTTAGACCGGATTATTTTGGAGATTACAGATTAGTAGTAAGATATCCTTATGGTGATAATATACCTAATTCTTTAACTAATTTTGGTAATAAAATAATACCTGTATTAACAGCTCAAGGATGTCCAGGACAACAAGGCGGTAGTAGTTTATCTTCACCGTATGCATCGTATCAGTCAAGTTTAGACACGCAACAAGTTACATTAAGTTATGGTGATTTTTACAATCCTTTAATAGATGGCACAGCCCCAAGTTATTTTAGTTATAGAATTAGTGCTCAAGGATCTTCAGATAAAGAAAATGCAAAATCATTTGTTCCATCTCAAACTGTATATGCTAGAGAATGGTCATTTAGATATATAACTCAACTTTACACAGATCCAGAGCTTAGCATATTATATACGGGTACTACAAATTTATTCTATTATTCATATGCATCAACAGGAGACACTTCTTTAAATGGTAGATATGGTAATGAAATGTCTAACACAACTAACACAGCGTTAACAGGAAATGATAGAGCACCAGTAGGTAATGCTTCAAATGAAGACAGAAGATGGGTTGCACAATTTGATGGTGGTAGTAAAAAAATGGCACAAACAGCAGAACCAGTAACATATGATCAGCAAGATGTTGCTCCTGTTGTATCACCGCCTACACTTACAAATCCAGCTAATCAAACAGTACCATTTTTAAATCCAACTAATTTTGGTCCTTTTCCTCAAATAATAAATAATATATCTGGTAATAGTGTTAGTATAATATGGCTTGGTGGCGCTAGTCAAACATCATTTGCTAGTACTCTTGTTAGAAATTTAACTAATAATTTAGGTGGGCAAACACCGGCACCATTTGCAAGTCCTGCTTTATTCTTAAAATTTTATTCACCAGATCAAAGCACCGGCTATGCAGAGGTAAGTAGTGTATCTTTAAATATAAACGCAAATACATCAAATGTATCTTATATATATGAAAATACATCTGGTCAAGTTATAGTAAGTATTACAAATGCACAAAACATAATTACTGGTGGTGGTAACAGTAATTTACCTGCAAGCAATTATTACTACGGATATAACTAGTAATTCATTAAATAAATAAGTGATAATAAATTATGGCAGCATTGATAGAAGTTAAGTATTTTAATAGTTTTATTTTACGTAAAACCCTGGGAGCGGGAGGCACGGCTGTGTGGGGTGGATCTAATGCAAACAATACTTATCCAGCTGCTACACCATCTGTTAGTAATGATAAAAATTGGGCTGTTGAAGAAGCAAGAATAAGAGGTGGTTATAACAATGTTAACGTAGACTATGGTGCAAAGGCATTTTTAGTAGATGATAATCCTATATCGTCAATAAGATCTAATGCTCTTATTTATTCTGGTATATTTAATTCAAGAACTGGAATTAATGATACTAACGTTTTCTCAGTAGCTGAAGACATAACTAAAGGTGTTGATCCTATAAATGGATCTATACAAAAAATATTTGCAGAAGATACTCAATTAATTATTTTTCAAGAAAAGAAAGTAAGTAGAGCACCTATAGATAAAGATCTTATATATTCAGCTGAAGGTAGTACAACACTAACCGCAAGTAATACAGTTATAGGTACTATAAATCCATACATGGGTAATTATGGTATAAGTAAAAACCCTGAAAGTTTTGCCGTTTACGGGGGTAGAAAATATTTTACTGATAGAGATAGGAATGCTGTTCTTAGGCTTTCTAGAGATGGTTTAACAGAAATATCTAACTATGGTATGATTGACTTCTTTAGAGATGAATTTGGTCAACTAGAGGGTGGTAAACTGATAGGTGGTTATGATATATATAATAAACAATATTCATTATCCATACAACCAACATATGTAGGCTTACAATCTGGACAACCATATAAAACATTAGTATTTGATGAAGCTATAAATGGATGGAGTAGTTTCTTTTCATATAATCCTTCATCAATGTTAAGTTTAAAAAGTAATTTTTATAGTGCTGGACCTTCTTTAACATCTGATGATGGAGGATTTACTGGCGCAAATGGACCTAATACTGCTGGTTTATATCAACACTATATATCTACAGTACCAAGATGCAATTTTTATGGTTTAAATAATAAAGCAAGTGTAGAGTTTATTTTTAATCCTCAAGTAAGTGTATCTAAAGTTTTTAAAACAATAAATTACGAAGGTAGTAATGGCTGGCAAGTTGATAGTTTTGTATCTGATAGTACCGGTATAAGTTTTCCTATAACTGACATTGACAATTATAGAATAACAAATACTAATGATTCAACAGCTTTTATATATAGTTTTAATGAAAGTGCTTATGATACATTAGGTAATACTTTTGCCGATGTATCTACTACACCTGTAACACAAAATATTACATCATTAGTACCACCTCTTCTTCATTCTGGTTTTACTAGAAAAGAAAATAAGTATATGGCTAATTTATTAAATAATAGTGTTGCGGCTCCAGGAGAAATTATATTTGGTGATATAATGACAGGTATAAAAGGTTATTTTGCTACAGTTAAAATGTCTACTGATACTTTAACAGATCCAGGAGGAACAAAAGAATTATTTGCTGCGTCTTCAGAATATGTAGGATCAGCATATTAAATTAAATTAAATGAGTGAAAAAAAATTAACTACTAAAGAAGTAAATAATATTAAAAGTTTTAGAAAAAATATAATGAATTTTGAAAAACAATTACTTTCTTTATCTACTTCTTATGGAGATGGAAAAACTCCTGGCGGAGAAGAAGTAACAAAAGTAAATCCATTAAACCATAGGTTTGTGGATGGTATGTATGTAAGAGAAATATTTACACCCAAAGGACAAGTATTTACAACGGCTATTCATAAAAAAGATCATATGTATTTTTTTATGCAGGGTGAACTTTCTATACTTAGTGAAGATGGTATAAAAAGATTAAAGGCACCTTATTATGGTGTTACAACTGCAGGTACGAAAAGAGTTGTTTATGTTCATGAAGACACTATATGGGTAACAATTCACGAAACAAAAGCAAAAACAGTAGACGAAGTAATAGAGGATGTTATAGCTAAAGATTTCAACGATCCTAAAATTAGTATAGAAAATATGAGAAAGCATTTAAAAATTAAAAAATTATAATATGGCATTTATAGTATCAGGCGCAGTCATTGCGGCAGTAGGAACTGTTGGGGTTGTAGGAGCTGCGGCCGGGGTGATAGGCACAGCGGCAGCAATTGGAGTAAGTGGACAAATCATTTCAACTGGTGTAGGTATGTATGCGGCTACTAAAGACAAAAAAAATGCAGCAAGAGCTGCTAATGGTTTGCAAGGTGAAATTGATTTTTTAGAAGAAAACAGACTAGAAATAACAAATCCTTTTGAAGGAGTAACAGACTTATCTGATATGGCTATAGATTTATCTAGTATGGCTCAAAACTTATCTGGAATGATAACAGATACTAGTGGCGTAATTTCTAACTCAATGGCAAATCTATCTGTTTCAACAGCCGCAGCTGAAATGCAAGCAGAAGAAGCTGATATTGCGCTAGCAAATACATTAGATCTTCTTGCTTCTACAGGTTCTAGTGCTGGAGGCGCTACCGCACTTGCTCAAGCCGCATTACAAAGTAAAAAAGGTGTTGCCTCA